GCGACCAGAAATGTCGGCACCACCAACCTCGACCAACTGGCAAGCGCCGCGGCAGGCGCGCGCCTGGCGATCGAGCGTCAGACGGAAGCCGTCAACGCCAGCCGCGGCGCGTTCACGCAACTGGTTCAGGTTGCCGAGGGCGCGGTCAGGTCGTTCCGCCAGCCGAATCAGGCGCAAGTGGCCGCCGTCGCCCAACCGGCACCATCCGCGGCTGCTTCCGTACTCGCACAGTCCCCGCAAGCCAGCCCGAGCGCGATGCGCGATGTGGCGCAGGCCATGTCGGCGACCGCTACGCAGGCTTCACGCGTAACCACCGCTGTTACCGAGGCGAACCGCGCCATTGCCGCGACGCCGCGCATCACGGCCGCAGCTTCGGCGGCGCCTGTAGCCCGCTCGCCGCTCGTCGCACAATCGATCGTCAGCGCCGCAACTGGCCAGCAGGTACCTACCGCTACAGGGACGCCTGTCGCGCAACTGGCTTTAGATGCCGGCCGCGCACAGACGACGGTCGAGCGTCTGACCAGTGCTGCCCGTACTCAGCGCAGCGCATTGGCCGAGCTCGCGCCTGCCGTATCGTCTGCCGCGGCATCGTATCGCCAAATTACCTCGACGCCGATCCGTCTGGACGCGCCGCAAGGCATCTCCGCGACTGCTGCGGCTCTGGCGAGTGTCGCAGCGCAGGCTGAGAGCGCAAATCGCGCCGTCACCGCGCTGAGCCGCACCGCGACGCCGGCCGCCAGCCAGTCGAGCGCATCGCAGACGATCTCTCGGCAGACTAGCAACACCACCACGACGAACGTTGCTGGAACTGCGCCTAGTCCGGCAGGTATGAACGCTTTTGCCGCCGCGACTGCGCATGGTACAACTGCCGTGAATGCGTTCACTGCCGCACAGGGCCGCGCCGCAGAAGCTGCGCAGCACCTGGCCGAAGCCAATGCGCGCAACGAAGCAGCACAAGCTCGCCTAGCTTTAGCTGTCCAACGTGCTGCGACTGCACAAGCAGCGCTCGACAACGCCTCGCGCTCCGGTTCGGGTGGCACTGAGGCTGTCGCGACCGCTCAAACTCGCCTGCAATCGGCGCAAGCCGCTGTATCTGTTGCGACCACGAACGTTGCACGCTCTCAGAGTGCCGCCTCGGAGGCCGCGGAGCGTCATCGTGTCGCGCTCGGCTCCGTCGGGCGCCAAGCAACCCTGACTGCGTTCCAGGAACAGCAGTTGCACTTCCAGTTGCACGACTTTTTCGTACAAGTCGCCTCCGGCTCCTCGCCGCTGACGGCCTTTATCCAGCAGGGTTCGCAGTTGTCTGGCACTTTTGGTGGTGCAGGTGGTGCATTCCGGGCGCTGGTGAGCCAGATTACGCCGATGCGCGTACTGTTCGGTGGCGTCGCGGGCGCCGTCGCGGCACTTGGCTACGCCTTCTACGAAGGCTCGCGCCAGAGTAAGGCATTCGCTGATGCTGTTGTCCTGACTGGCAATTACGCCGGTCAGACCGAAGGCAAGATCACGTCGCTGACTCGTCAAATCGCTTCGCATGGCCAAGTCACGGCCAGCGCCGCACGCGATGCAGCTCAGGCGGCACTTAGCTCCGGGCAAGTTGGTCCGCAGGTGTTCGCTCAGGCGACCGAGGCGATTGCGCTGTATGCACAGGCTACCGATCAGGCGGCCGGCGATGTCGCCAAGGACTTTGCCGACATGGCGCGCTCCCCGTCGAAGTGGGCGGAGGAGCATAATCGTACGCTGCACTTCATCACGGCTGCTCAGTACGAGACCATCAAGGCGTTCGAAGATGGTGGCAAGGCAGCGGATGCACAGGGTGTTATCTATGGCGCACTGATCGAGCGCCTCCACAAGCTGGATCCGAACCTTGGCACCATCGAGCGTACGCTTCGTTCGGTCAAGAACGCATGGTCCAGCTTCTGGGACGCCGCCTACGATATTGGTCGCACCGAGACGATTGAGAGCAAGATCGCGAGCCTCGACGCTAGGATCCGTGAAGGGCGCAACAAGAGTAATCCGTTTGCTCCGGCGCCGCAGAGCCGCACCGCACAGCTGAACCCGAATAGCGCGGAAAATCTAGAGTATCAACTGCAAGACACGTTGGCTGGTCAGGCCCGTACCGAAGCCAATGCCTTTAACGAGGCCGCCAAAGCTGAAGCTCAGCAGGCCGGTATCACGGCCAAGAACGTCGTCGACGGTTACCTCAAGCGCGGCAAAGCGGCATCCGTCTACCAGGACGAGCTGGAGAAGCTCAAAAAGAGCTTCAAGGACGCCGAGTATGCCGGCACGCCCATCAGTCCAGCAGACCAGAAAGTTGCACTTGCCGAGCTCAAGAAGGAATTCACGCCGCCGAAGAACAGCGAAGCCGCGCAAGTATTGCGCGCCCAATTGCAAAACGACCTGAAGGGTATTCAGGATGTGTTGGTCGCTGAGCGTGACGCATTGGCATTTCAGCAGAACTACCTGCAGGCAGTGTATCAGGGCGGTGGCGTCTCGCTGACCAACTACTACGACCAAAAGCGCAAGGCGATCGCTACCGGCGTGGCGGCGGAGTTGGACGAGTTGGATAAGGAAAAGGCGCGTCTCGAGCAGTACATCAAACAGACGAGCGATCCGTCCGAGAAGGTGCAGACCCGCACCCGAATCAACGAGATCGACGCCGAGAAGTCGAAACTGGAAGTGAAAGCATCGCGTGACACCGTCCTGATCAACGAGGAAGAGTCGTCCAGCTATCGCGCTCTCTCGGAACAGGTCATCAACTATCGCGCCAACCTGCTGCAGATGCAGGGGGACGAGGCTGGAGCCGCCGCGTTGCGGGCGCAGACGGTAATTTCCAACGCCAAGATCTTGGCCGCGCAAGCGAACGGACTGCCAGGCGCTCCGAAGGTCGATGTCGCAGCACTGGAGCGTGTGATCACCATCACCGACCAGTTCAACGACGTGCAGCGCCAAACGTCGCTCCTGGCGAGTAACAGCGCACGCGCAGAAGAGGCTTATCTTACGACGGCCGAGCAATCCGGGAAATCGCTGCTGGAAACGGAGCGGGGCCTCTATGCCCTGCGTTCGAACGAGTTGACTCAACTCGGCGCACTTGCACAGAAGGCCAAGGAACTGGCTGACGCATCGACCGACCCGAAGATCAAGGCGTTCGCTGCCGACCTGGCCCTCAGCTACTCCAAAGCCGCCAGCGCAATTGATCCGGCACTGAACCGGCTGCGCGAAGCCAATCGGGAGCTTGCTCAGGGCATTGCACAAACTATCGCCAACGCGCCCGCCTCCATTTCTGACGTCTATCGTCAGCGACGCACTGAGGCCGCGCAGAACCACAACGGCGAATCGCGTGCGAAATCTGCCCTGCTGGCAGTCAACAAGGCGGTGTTCGACCCGATCGCGCAGCAGGTATCGACCACTATCAACAAGGTCTTGATTCAGGAGCCGCTACAGAAGTACATCGAAGGGCAACTGAAGGGGTTGACTGAGGGCGACGGCCCGCTGGCTGGTATCTTCAAAGACGCCCTCGGGATTAAGACTGATCCGAAGCAGCAGGCGTTGCTGGAGCAGACTGCGGCCATCAATGCATCACGCAGCGCCCTCGATGCCCTCACGACCGCAGCACAGGGCGCAGCGGGTGCGCTGGGTAGTCCGCTGCCGCGAGCCAAAGCGTCCGATGGGCAAGTTGCGCCTGCCGATGCGGTAGGCCAGCCAGCTAGCACTCAGTACGGTACCAACTCCCTTCGGCCGCCACCTATTGATTCGAGCTTGAACGGCGCGCAGTCGGATGCCGCGCAATCGCTGACCGAATTCAGCAAGGAAGCTACGAGTACCGCTTCCGATGTTTTGAAGTTGGCCAGTGCTGCAGGTGTTGGTGGCGACGCGATGGTTCGCCTGCCCGGCATCGTCGGGCTGTTCCAGGCGGCCGTGGCAGCAATGCAGGCCGGTAGTGCGGCAAGTAGTGGCGGCGGCCTGTTTGGTGCCATTGGCAAGCTGTTTGGCGCTGGCGGAGGTAGTAGCGGCGCTGCGGCAAGTTCTAGCGCCGGCACCGGCGCTTCCCTTGAGGGTATGGGCGAACTGTTTGCCACTGTCGCGCATACCGGCGGCATCGTCGGCAGCGGGCTGGCTCAGCGCTCTGTCCCCCCGAGCGTTTTCACCAACGCACCGCGCTACCACACTGGCGGCCTCGTTGGACGGATGGCCGACAAACTCCATCATCACGAAGTGCCGGCAATCCTGATGGGTGGCCCCAAGGGCAAGCGCGAGGAAGTGCTACGCGCAGACGATCCGCGCCACCGCGACAACCTGGGCATGAGCATCGTCGCACGCATTCTGAACGAGTCGAAATCATCGAAGCATGCGTCGACCACGGAAGACAAGACCAGCGAATCCAGATCGTCGGCCTCGACGCTGATGCAGATGATCGCTGGCGGCGAAGAAAAGGGTGATTCGTCGGCGAACGTGCTGGCTGGCCTGCTGGATCGTCTTGGCGTCAAGGATGCTCCGGAGTCTGCCGTTGCGAGCGCAATTCGGGTGCGCGGTGCACGTGAGCTTGGCGGTCCTGTGTCGGCTGGTGGCATGTACCGCGTCAACGAGAAGGGTCCCGAGTTGCTTGAGGTCGCGGGCAAGCAGTACCTGATGATGGGCGGTCAGTCGGGGCGCGTTGAGTCGAGCGGCTCCAATAAGGGGCAGGGCAGCACGACCCACATCAACGTACAGGTCACAGCCCAGCCCGGCATGAGCCGAGCTACTGCGCAACAGCAGGGCGTGCAGATCGCTCGCGGGATCGAGCTTTCCAAGAGGAGGAACGGCTGATGGCCATCACAGTATTTTCCGATGTCGTTCTACCAAATAGTCTCATTGCGGCGGGCGTTCGCGGCAAGAACATCCGCCGCAACGACCGCGTGCAGACCGATTCGGGAGTCGAGTCGATCAATGTGGCGTGGACGAGCACTCTTCGCCAGTTCGAAATCGGCATCATCCCGTTGCGCGTCGATCAGTGGCAGGTGTTGGAAACCCTTCACGAGATCACCGATGGCGGCGCCTACGGGTTCCTGATGGAAGATCCGAAGGATAACTATGTGGCTTCGGGTGGAGCGCTGTCCTTGATCGAGCCAGGCATCTATCAGCTCATCAAGCGCTACACCGACCCGGCATCGGGTCGAACAAAGGACCGCCGCATTACCCGTCCCAAGGGTGTGATCACAGTTTTCGAAGATGGTGCGCCGACCGCCGTGGATGTCGACGCGTCGAACGGCAGGGTAACGATTGACGGCTCACCGGATGCGGACACGTTGACTTGGACCGGATCCTTTTATCTTCCCGTGCATTTCTTAGACGATGCTATCGATTGGGAACTGGTCGCACCTGGCTCAAATGACGCGCGCTTTGCCGCTGGACCATCCGTTATCTTGCAGGAAATCAGAGAATGAAAGCAATCTCATCCGGATTGAAGGCGCATTATGCCGGCGGCACAACGACGCTGACCACCTGCTGGAAGGCGACTCTGCAGAACGGGACTATCGTTGCGGCTACCAAGCTGGATCGCGATCTGGTTATCGATGGCGTGACCTATCAGTCGGTGATCGGCTATCTCGATTCCGACGTGGAGAGCAGTGCGGAGCTCAATCCGGACAACCTGGAGGTCGAGAGCTTTCTCGTCTCACCAGCCATCACCGACGCCGATATCCATTCCGGCGCGTGGGACTATGCCGCCATCGAGATGTTCGAGGTCAATTACAACGACCTCAGCATGGGCAAGAACATCCTGCGCACCGGCACGCTCGGCGAAGTCAAAGGTGGCCGGTCCAAATTTACGGCGGAGCTGCGTGGCCTGATGCAGGCCTACACGCGCACGGTCGTCCGCCTGATGACGAAGGATTGCAACGCAGACCTGGGGGACAATCGCTGCAAGGTCGACATGTCCACCCTCACCGCCACCGGTACGGTCGATAGCGCGAACAGTACTAATAGCGTGATCTACGATGCAGCCCGAACCGAGGCCGGCCCCGATGGCGCGAAGGCGATCACCGGCATATCGCAGGCGGAAAACGCCGTCGTGACGTGCGTAGGGCATGGATTCGCGCAGAACACCACAGTGCAAATGTCGGACATCGCCGGTTGTACGCTCGATGGCGCAACGAAGGATGGTGTCTTCTACGCCGGCAGCGGCGATGGAATCAACGGCCTGCTCTTTCAGATCACGGTCATCGACGCGGATCATTTCCGCATCCTGCTGGACACGCGGGCCTACAACGCCGATAGCGCGATCGGTGCGACCGATCCGCTTCAGGTATATTCGCCCTACGTCAGTGGCGGCCTTGCGCATCCGGCAAACGCATCCGGCTACTTCGATCACGGCAAGGTGACATTCACCTCGGGCGAGAACAGCGGCCTATCGATGGAGGTGAAAGCCTACGCTCCGGGCGTCATTAGCCTGATGCTGCCGATGCCGTTCGAGATAGTCGCAGGCGACACCTATGCCGCGACGGCCGGCTGCAATCGCGCGTTCGAAACGTGCCAACAGCGTTTCAACAACGTCGTGAACTTCCGTGGCTTCCCGAACCTGCCGCAGTCGAAGATTTATCGACGCGGCGCGGAAGGCGTCGCATGAGTACCAAAGAACAGATCGTCGCGCTCGCGAGGGCGCAACTCGGCGCGCGTTGGGAGCATCAGGCCCGCGTCGGCGGCGTGGCCATGGACTGTGCCGGCCTGCCGATCCTGATCGGGCGGCACCTCGGCATGTCGCCCGATGCGCTGGCGAACTATGGTCGTCTTCCGGTTCCGGCGGAGATGCGGCGCGAACTCGACGCGCACCTGATGCGCGTGCCGAAAGCGTTGATGCAGCCGGGTGACGTGACCTGGATCCGCTTCGAGGTCGAGCCGCAGCACTTCGCGATCATCGGCGATTACGCGCACGGCGGCCTGTCGCTGATTCACGCGTACAACGGCGCCGGCATCAACAAAGTGGTCGAGCATCGGCTCGACGAGCAATGGCTTACGCGCATCGTCGGCGTGTGGCGTTTCCCGGGAGTGGAATAGATGTCTGGTTCAACAGTCGGCGGCATCATTGGCGCAATCATCGGGGCGGTCGTTACCGAGAGCCCGCAAGGCGCATATGCCGGCTATGCGATCGGCAGTGGTGTTGGCGGTTTGCTGTTCCCGGAGGAGATTGAAGGTCCGCGCCTGACCGACCTCAAGCCGCAGGCGTCGGAGTATGGCCGGCCGATCCCGATCGTCTACGGCACGGTGGGGCTCAGTGGCAATGTGATTTGGGCATCCGACTATGTGCAGGAAGAGGACGACTCGAGCGGTAAGGGCGGCCCAAGTGTCACGACCTATTCCTACTTCGGGAATTTCGCCGTTGCTTTCTGCGAGGGCGAGGCCGACATCATCCGCATGTGGGCCGGCCCGGAAAAGCGCTTGATCTGGGATGGTGCCGTCCTTGAGGGCGGCGGATCGGTTCGGTTCTACACGGGCGCCGAAGACCAACTGCCGGACCCGCTGATCGAGTCTTACCTCGGTGCTGGAAACGTCCCGGCGTATCGAGGAACTTGCTACGTGGTGTTCGAGCACTTCCCGCTGGCGAAGGACGGTAACACACTGCCGTTTATCACCGCAGAAGTCGGCCGCGCGGAGCCAGTTGATCCGCCGGCACCGGTGACAATAGCGCCGCTCGACACACCAGCGTTTCAAAGCCCGATTGTTGCGGTCGATCCGGTTTCGAACTGGATCTGGTCGGTGCAGGCGCCATTTTTGGGCGATACCTTCACCGTGACCGTGCTATCCGATCGGACTCAGGAGGTTATCTGGACGCAAACATATACTGCGCCGTATCCGATCTTAAGTGTCGGCGAGATCACGATTTCTCCTGATGGGGGTCAAGTATTTATCCTGTTCGCCCCGCCGCCCTGGGACTCTCGCCTTGCGATGGTGGCGGAGTTCTTTCCCGGCGCGGCAAATTCCAGTGGCGGACTTGATACACCGCCAGCCCTGATCGACATCAGCCTATGGGGATCAACCAGTCCCGAAAATCCAATCGACCCTGCGACAATGCATGTCACAAGCATGTATGCTTGGGTTGCGTATGCATTCACCAATGTTAGCAACGTGCATCTTGCTCGCTTCGACACTGGAGGTGCGCATGGTGCCGGTGGTTATGTAGAGGTCTTCCCTGGAGTTACGATTGGCACGCCGTCGCAGATCATTGGCGACGACACGGCGATAGCAATCTACGGCATCCTCGGGCCAGGCGTCCAAAATGTTGTTGTCGTCAACGCGACGACTGGGGCAACCGTCACATCTTTGGAAGTGCCGGTAGCTGGCAATAATGGCGGAAAGCCGCTGTCGTTTGACTCCAAGCGGAAGCAATTCGCGGCACCAGTGGCTGGTGGCATCTTGATCATCGACGCCGGAACGGGTGCGGTGACAAACTTGACGCTAACTCTACCGTCCGGAGCGCCGACTGGATCGCCGATTGGGATGATGTATGACGCTCGAATCGATCACTACGTCTACGCCCAATACGGGTTCGGCTCCGACAACACGAAGACGACGATTTTTCTGATCGACCCGGTCACGGGGGATGTGCAGTCATATTGGACCCACGAGGTCGGCGAGCAAATTATCGGGCCGATGCTGGAAGCTACGATCGCGACGGGCCAGCCGTACATTGTAACGTTCTCGAGTACGACCGCATACCGGCTTTATGTCGGCGGCACTGCTGCTGGTGCCGCTGTACTCGGCGACATCGTCCGCGACCTATCACTGCGGGCTGGTTTGCTTTCTGACCAGGTTGATGTCGACGCGTTGACTGACACCGTAGGCGGTTATACGATCGCACGCCAGACTACGGTAAGGAATGCAATCGACGCGCTGCGCCCTGCCTACTATTTCGACGCGGTCGAGAGCGAAGGCAAAGTCAAGTACGTCAAGCGCGGCGGCGCACCTGTGGCGACCATTGATGCCGATGATCTGAACGCGCGAAACGAAGGCGAGGCGGCGGGCGATCCGCTGATGACCACGCGACAGATGGAAGTGGAGCTACCGCGCGTCGTGAACGTTAACTACCTGCTGGCAGCAACGGATTATTCAGCGGCCACCAAGAGCGCAAAGCGTCTGGTCGGGGCGAGCGGCAACGAATCTACGCTTGAATTACCCTTGGTGCTTACCGATACGAAGGCACAGGAGGTTGCCGATGTGAACCTGCAGGGCTCGTGGGTGCAACGGCTGGCGTATTCATTCACCCTGCCGCGCAAATACGCCTACCTTGAACCGACCGACCACATCATCGTCAAGGAAAACGGGATGCGCTTGATGAAAGTAACACGCTCTCCGCATGGCGTGCTGAAGTGCGAGGCGGTTGCCGATGGGCGGACCTTCTACACATCAAGTAGTTCCACCATCGAGACGCCAGCCAATCAACAGACCGTCTTCGTCCCTGGAACGACCACGCTGGAGCTCATGTGAATATCAACATGTTAAGGGACATCGACGACAATCCTGGATACTACGTCGCCGTTACCTCGCCCGACCCGAAATGGCCGGGGTGCGCGCTATTCCAGTCGGACGACAACGGCACGACGTATTCGCAGATCGCGACCATGGCGACAGCCGCCACAATGGGGCGCGTTCTCGGCGTGCTTGGAGATTTTGCCGGGGGGCACATCACCGACGAGATCAACACCATCAACGTTGCCTTGACGCGCGGATCGCTATCGTCCGTGCCGTACGCGTCGCTCCTGAATGGCGCGCAGACGGCGATCATCGGCGACGAAATCGTGCATTTCCGTGACGCCGTACTCAATGATGATGGCACATACACCGTGTCCGGGTTCCTGCGCGGCATGCGCGGCAGCGAATACGCGATGGGATCGCACGCTGCTGGCGAACGCTTCATCCTGGTAAATGCATCCACGATGCAGCGAATCGACGGCGTGACGGCGGACCTGCACGTGCCAAAGCTCTACAAGGCGGTCACGCTCGGCAGCACGCTTGCTAGAGCGGCGCCGCGCAGCTTTACCAACGACGGCGCGGGCCTTAAGCCGTACGCCCCTGTGCATATCGGCGGCGGGCGAGATGCGGATGGTAACCTGACGATTAACTGGACTCGGCGCACCCGCGTTTCTGGCGAATGGAGAAACAACGTCGATGTGCCCCTGGGTGAGGCGTCAGAGGTCTATGAGGTCGAAATCGTCGACGAGACTTTCACGACCGTGAAGCGCACCTTCAGCGGCCTGACGTCGCCGACAGTGACGTATAGCGCCGACGATCAGACGGCTGACGGCTACGAGGAAGGCGATCCCGTCTATGTCCGCGTCTATCAACTATCGGCGACCGTTGGGCGCGGTTATCCGGGGAGTGCTGCGCTCGGCCTTGTGGGCGAATTGTCAGGCACGGATCCTGTCGTCCCGACGCTGTATGTATCCACTACAGGCAGCGATTCCAATAGCGGCACCAGCGCTGCCAGCCCGTTCCTGACAATCCAGAAGGCGGTTACGGTGGCGACTGCGGGGGATATCGTATCCGTCGCTTCTGGAACATATGCCGAGACCATCTATGGCACCAACGACGGCACCTTAAGCCAGCCGATCAAGTTTATCTCGGAGACCCTATGGGGTGCGAAGATCGTGCCGCCCACTACTTCGACACGGGACACCGGTTTTGACCACCGTGGTAACTACGTTACCATCGAAGGCTTCGAGGTGGATGGGACGACCGATCCATCCAGTGGGCCGTTCTGGAAGATCGGTATCAACATCACCGGGACAAACTCTCTGGTCACCCGTTGCCACGTGCACCACATCTACCGTAACCACGACGCCGACAGCGGCGGCGGCGCCGGCATCCTGTGCGACAGCTATTACGGCCAGAATGGCGGCAGCGCCACCCGCAACCTCGTGCATCATATCGGCCCGATCAGTGGGGTGGGCGGCAGCTTCGTCCAGGGCATCTACTTCACCACGGCACAGGCGAAGATCGAGAACAACGTCGTCAGCAACGTGACTGGCTACGGCTTCCACGGCTGGCACGACGTGCGCAACACGAAGGTGACCAACAACACGTCATTCAACAACGGAGAGGGCGGCTTCGTTGTGGGTGGTGGCGACTACGTGAACCAGACCGCGCCCTGCGACTACATGGTCGTCACGAACAACATCGCCTACGGGAACACCGGCTATGGCTTCTCGGAGCAGGGCGATAACGGCGCGCACAACATCTGGAGCAACAATCTCGCCAACGGCAACGGCACGGACTGGTCTCTGAATACGTCTTCCCACGTCAACGACGTGGCGGGCTCGCCGGGCTTCGTCAACTACCAAGCCGATGGCTCTGGCGACTATCACCTGGATACCGGATCGCCCGCAATCGGTGCTGGCTTGGCGACCTATGCGCCGGCGACAGACTTCAGCGGCGTTACCCGCACTTCCCCGTTCGATCTTGGGGCCTACAAATACACGGGCACATGAGCACCATCTCGTAGTCGGTCTGCATTAACAACTGCCGCACAGGCCGTCTTCGGGCGGCTTTCTTTTTGGGACATCCATGAGTAACAGCACGACGAATCTTGATCTGATTTCCGCCAGCCAGGCGAACAAGGAAGTCACCGCTAACGCCATGTTCGACGCAGCATCGCCCGCGATGCTGTTCGGTCGACGCGCCAGCACTACGGCTGCGCTCACCTGGGGCTACTACGGTGGCACCCTGCTGGTGGCGGGTACGCCGACACCGATTACCAACGGCACCGTGGCGCTGACGGCGAGTGCCACGAACTACGTCGAGGCGACAACGGCAGGCGTAGTCAGTGCGAACACCAGTGCGTTCACATCTGGCCGGATCCCGCTTTACACGGTCGTTACCGGTACGGCCACGGTCACCAGTTACACCGACCATCGTACAAGCGCGACCGGTACGGGTGGAGCAGCGGGCACGGTCACGAGCGTAGGTTTATCCGCGCCGGCAATTTTCAGCGTCAGCGGATCGCCAGTCACTACATCTGGAACGCTATCGTTCAGCCTGGCGACACAAGCGGTCAACACCGTGTTTGCTGGGCCCGCATCCGGAAGCAGTGCGGCCCCGTCGTTCCGCGCCATAGTCCCGGCTGATCTGCCGGTAATGGTCGGCTCCGGCGCGAGCCACGCCGCAGGTATTGTTCCCGACCCAGGTAGCACCGCTGGCACGACGAAGTATTTGCGTGAGGATGGCACGTGGGCGACACCTCCAGGTGCTACGTCCGGCACCGTCACCAGCGTCGGCCTGTCAGCCCCAAGCTTCCTGTCGGTTTCCGGCTCGCCCGTCACCGGCTCCGGCACACTCGCGCTGGCCTATTCCGGCACGGCACTGCCTGTCGCTAACGGCGGCACGGGCGGCACCACTGCCAGCGCGGCGCGTACTGCACTCGGGCTGGCAATCGGCACCGACGTGCAAGCGTACGACGCAGAACTGGCGGCCATTGCCGGGCTGACGTCGGCCGCAGACCAGATCCCATACTTCACGGGATCCGGCACCGCAGGGCTTCTCACGCGCGATACCGACACGTCGCTGGCAGCAAACAGCGATACCCGCGTCGCCACGCAGAAGGCCATCAAGGCGTACGTCGACGCTATCGCTACGAGCGGCGCAAGCGACGTCATGATCTTCAAGGGCGTCATCGACTGCTCGGCCAACCCGAACTATCCGGCGGCTGATGCCGGCAACCTGTACAAGGTGAGCGTGGCCGGCAAGATCGGCGGGGCATCGGGTCCGAATGTCGAGGCTGGCGACACCCTCTACTGCATCACCGACAGCACGGCATCTGGCAATCACGCTACGGTCGGCGCCAACTGGGTGATCGCTCAAGTCAATATCGACGGCGCCGTGACCGGACCGGCATCAGCCACGGATAACGCACTTGTCCTATTCAACGGGACGGGCGGAAAAGTGGTCAAGGACAGCGCGGTTACGGTATCCACGGATGGCACGTTCGCAGCGAACTCAGATTCTAAGGTGCCCACGGAAAAGGCCATCAAGACGTATGTGGCAAGCCAAACTACAGTTGTGCCCGCCGCATTTTATCCTGGTACACCAACCGCAAGCGCACTAGTTCTCTATCTTCCATTTGCTATCGCGGTCACTTTGCCCGCCAACCTCGCTGGCAGTTATGTAAAAGCGAAAACTGCTGCAACTGCCTCAACAGCTTTTGATGTGCAAAAGAACGGAAGTAGCGTAGGGACCATTACCTTTGCCGCCAGTGGAAGCACCGCTACGTTTAGCACAACGGGCGGCGCAGCCGTTTCATTTGCTGCGGGCGACGTAATTTCCATTGTCAGCCCGGCCACTCCTGACGCGACACTTTCCGATATTGGCTTCTCATTGCTGGCAAACCGTTAAACGTAAGAAGGAAATACTATGTCATCGACTACAACCGCATCGAAGACCGCCAGCGGCGTTTTGCTTGGGTTGACCCAGCAGGCATCCGCCACCGTAACAGTCGGTAGCGCCATTGATGTGAGCACGAAATTAGGTGTGCGTATCTTTGTCAAGATGGGGCGCACCGTTGCTACTGCATTGACCAATCAGGTCGGTTTTCGCATTGAGGCGTCGCCGGCAACCAGCGGAAATGATGAATGGGTGCCGTTTGTTTCGTGGACTTCGCAAAGCGGCACGACCGCAGCGAACAGCACCACTTTAAACGGCGCCACAAGTGCTGGCGCTTCGACCTATAGCGTGGCATCCGGCACCGGCCTGGGTTCTGGCAATTTGATCTACTTGCGCGAAACGGGTACGCCGGCAAACTCGGAATGGTCAAGAGTGAACGGTGTGAGCGGGACCACGGTGACGCCTGTTGACAATCTGACCCGCGCACATACCAACAGCATTGCAGTAACCAATCTGGCTGAATCGTGGGTTTTCGACCTTGATGTTCAAACGGTTGAGCGTATCCGTCTTGTGGTTGACAGTGCATCCGGCAACCAGGGTATCACCGCCGCGTCAGGGCAAACCGTCGACGTGATTGGCTGGTATGTTTCTCTTGACTCGGTAGTCTCCACGTAATATGCCAGCCATTCCTCCACTGCGGCGCCATCCGTCGCAAACACAAAATGTCCTTGGCATTAACTGGGCAAATCCGATTACGCAAGGTTTGAAGTTCGCAGGTATTTCGCAAGGAGACGGGTCGCTACGTAATTTGGTGACTGGTGCTGCCGGAACACGTGCTGGCAGTGCTAAGAAGCCTACTGGCGGCATTGGGGACGGCGGGGCCAATGTCAAATTCAACGGTATATCTGTCGGCGAGAGCTATCTGGATTTTGGTCTTGACGCCAACGTGGTCAATTTCGCCAGTAGCAGCAATCCCGGCACAGTTTTTATGTGGGTGTATGGTGATCATACGACGAGCAATGTCGGTGCGCTCGCATGCCGGAATGACTCAAACTCAAACAATATTGGGTGGGCGCTTGGCGTAACAAGTGGCAAGCTTCTCCTCGTTCGTGAGAACAGTTCCACTAATACGAACGCACAGTCGGTTGCAAGTTTTCCGCAACGGACATGGACATCAGTCGCAGCGGCGGTTCAGTGGGGGGCTCCTCCTATAAGTTCAGGATTGAATCTTTATATAGGCGGCCAGGATGCAGGCGTATCCTATAACGGCGCCGGCTCTGGCACGAATGCTTCCGATTCGGGTCAGTCCCTGAGGATCGGCACCGCTAACTTTTTAACTGCTGGCAACGGTGATTGGGATGGAAATATTGAAATTGCGCTTTTCTGGAATCGCATCTTGTCGGCGCAAGAGATCAAGGCCATCCACGACAACCGATTCCAGCTGTTCTTGGGGCGACGCCGAAACGTATATTTCAAAACGCCGACAGGCGCAACGATATTACGCAGGCCGGTTGTGATGGTGATGTGAAAATTCAACCTGAATTTCACCGAGCCGGCGATGATCGTCAAACGCTTCCTCCCAACCCGCCCGCACTTGCGGGCTTTTTTACGGGCGCACCGTGAACGAACAACTCAATCAAGCAGAAGCCCTTGCGACAGCCAGGATCTCCATCGCGCGCCTTGAGGTGGAGGTGGCGCATCTGCGCGCAGGCCTTGTTGCCGTCGAAGAGAGTAACCAGCAACTGACCGTCAAGCTCGATCAGGTGCTGCTTACTCTTTCCGAGGCCCGGGGCGGATGGAAAACACTGATGGTCGTCGGTGGCGCCGCATCGGCGGCCGGCGGGCTTTTCACGTGGTTCATGCAGCACATTTTCAAGGGGTAGGGCGTGGACCAAAATTTGAAAGCCTTCCTCGACACCATCGCGATAAGCGAACTGGGCGCGCGGCTGCTGCTGGTCTCTGACAACGGATTCAACGTCCTTGTCGGAAGCACGCCGGACCATCCGCGTCTGTTTTCTAGCTACGCCGACCATCCGCGCCAACTGATCGATCTGCCGAGGCTCGGCATTAAGTCTACCGCCGCTGGCCGCTATCAGCTGCTGGCGCGCTACTTCGACGCCTACAAGAAGCAGCTCAGCCTGCGCGACTTCTCGCCGGCGAGCCAGGACGTGATCGCCGTGCAGCAGATCCGCGAGCGTGGCGCGCTGGCCGACATCGAGGCGGGGCGTTTCGATAGTGCCATCACGAAGTGCGCAAGCTGCTGGGCCTCTCTGCCCGGCGCGACTTTCGGACAGCACACAAACGATCTGGCGGACCTGCGCCGGGTTTTTATCAGGGCAGGAGGGAAAATAGCATGATGGACTGGATCAAGAAGCAGTTCCGCGACGTGCTGACGGAACCTGATGGAAAAACCGTTTGTGTGGCACGCGTGATGGGTATCGGCGCAGCCCTGCAGGGTAATGTCCTGTGCGTATGGGACGTAGTCGTGCAGCACGCGCATTTCGATTTCCAGGCGTATGGACTGGGCATGGGAGCGACGCTGACCGCGCTGGGCGTGGCGCTCGGCATGAAGAAGGATACGCAGCCATGAGTATCGAATCGTCGTTTTTTCTCGGAATGGCGATCGGTGCCATCGTGGTCGGGGTCGTGGTCGTCTACGCGGTCGCCACTTGCTTACCTGATGGATGGGCGCGCAGATGATCTCCGCTTTGCTCGCCCGCCTGGCGTCGTACAAGCTCGCGATCGAGATCACGGTGTTCGGCGCGCTGGCTGTTGCCGTGTTGTATGGCGCGCACGAGTTTCTTGAGCACGAGCGAGACATTGGCCGGCAGGAGGTTCAAGCCCGCTGGGATAAGCAAATCGCGCTCGACAAGATCGCCGCCGACAAACAGGAAAAAGTCTGGCGAGAGAAGTACGACGCTGCAATCAACCAAGGAGCTAAAAATGCCGAAGCTCTCCGCACTGACGCCAACGCTGCTCGTGTTGCTTCTGACCGGCTGCGCGACACAAACCAAACCCTCCAGCAACTCCTGGCCGGAGCTTCCGCCGAAACCGCCCGCAAGTACGCCGCAGCCTACCAAGCCGTATTTGCAGACTGTGTCGGACGATATCGCGCGATGGGAGAGGCAGCTCAAGGACACGCTAATGACGCCGAAGCCTTGAGCGCTGCGTGGCCGCAGGTTGCGCCGGGCGACTCTCCGCCGAGATAGCCATGGACGAGCTGCTACAGAAGATGCGCGCCTTTGCTTCAGAGCCGGGCGCGCTTTTCTACGTCGTCAAGAGACCAACACGCGGCGCCGTGGCCATATGGGCTGACGACATCCGCGCCACTGCCGATGACGAACAACTGCGAGCCTTGGTTGAGGCGCGCATCAACTCATGAGGTACGCATGTCCGAAGCACGCAAGTACGACCCGCAGTTGCGCCAGTTCGCCACCCCTCAACAGGCGCTGTACCTTGATGCCGTGATCGAGCACGGCGGCATTCGGCCGGCGTCGCGCGCGCTGGGCGTGAGCAAAGGCACGATCTGCGCAGCGCTCGATCGTGTCGAAAAATCGGCGGCGCGGAAGGGATATGCTCCGGGGCATTTCACCGAGGGCGTCGCGCCTGGCTACCTGATGGGCAAAGTCACCGTGCAGCGCGGTCCCGGCGGCGACGTGGAGCGCACATGGGAACGGCAAAGCCCGGATCAGGATCTGCAAATCGAACTGCTTCGTGAGTTCGTCGCCGAGCTTTGCGAGGGCGTCAAGGGGCGTGCACCAAAGGTCAGGCAACCATCATTCGTCAATGCCGACCTCCTGACCGTCTACCCAATCGGCGACCACCATCATGGCATGTACGCCGACCCATCCGAAACGGGCGATGCCTATGACGCGAAAATCTCAGTTCACAGACTCGAAAGTGCGTTTGATCACCTGATCGCTCTGGCGCCGCCCTCAGAAAGTGCGCTGCTGATTAACCTCGGCGATTTCCTGCACGGGAACGACAGCACGAACGAGACAGAGCATGGGAATCGCCTCGACGTCGATACCAGATTCGGGAAAGTCCTCCACTCAGGCGCCATGGCCTTGGTGCGCTGCGTCTTGAAGCTTCTAGCGAAGCATAAGACCGTCCACGTGTGGAATATCCGGGGGAATCATGACCGCGACGCTGCGTTGGGGCTGGCAATGGCGATGAGCTTCTACTTCCACGACGAGCCTCGCGTTATTGTTGACCTCGGAACGGGGCTCTACAAGTACCATCGATTTGGCCGTGTTCTCATAGGATCGCATCATGGGCATGGCGCCAAGGCCCAGGATCTCCCACTCATCATGGCAGAGGATCGGAAAGAGGATTGGGGTGCCACAGACCATCGCGTATGGCACTGCGGGCACATTCACCATCTGACGCGAAAGGATTTCGTCGGCTGCACGGTGGAGACGCATCGAACTTTGGCAGGTTCGGATGCTTGGCACGCAGGGCAAGGCTACCGCAGCAAAAAGGACATGAACGCCATTGTGTACCACAGTGTGCATGGCGAGATACAGCGAACTCGATTTGAGATAGCGATGCTGAAATCAGCGTGACACTGTCTGTTTATACAGTAAAATGGCAAGGCCCAGTATGCGTTGACGCGCATGCTGGGCCTCTAACCAGATAACCTATTACGGAGGCTATATGGCTGCAACGAATTATACAATCATTAGCAGGAAGGCTGCCCGCGAGGCCGGGGCAAAACGGTACTTTACTGGCGATCCATGCAAGCACGGACATATCGCCGAACGACTCGAAGTCAACGGCTCATGCTGTGAGTGTACGCGCCTCAAGCGATTGACTGCCTATCACGCGAATATTGAGGAGGAGCGACGGAAGCAAAAGATCCGCCGCGACTCCGATCCGAACAACGCTGCAAAAAAGTGGGCGCGTCGCGCGAAGAGAGATCCAGGATACGCCGAACGGTCGAAGTCTTGGCGCTTAGCTCATGAAGCAAGGCGGCGCGCTATCGAAAACGGCGAGAGCCAGTTCTTCACAGGTATGCCATGTCATAGAGGGCACGTCGCCAATCGTTTTTCAAATGACGGAAAGTGCGTCGAATGTAATCGCCTAAATTGCTTGGCTCGTCCGCGAGTAGTTGCAACCACTTCCGGCAAGACGTTTGTCGTCCGCCGGACCCTTGCGGAAATCAGGGAAGCGGCTGCGATGCGTAAGCTGGCGAGACTGGAGGCGGTTCAGTGGTGGCATGCACTCAAGGCGTCACGTCAAGCAGCGCTCGCAAACGGTGAGAAGACATACGTTGGGCGCCCTTGTCCATACGGGCACGAGGGTCTGAGATACACAAAAAGTGGCTGTTGTGTAAAGTGCTTAGCCATTACATCCGCCTCGCCAGAAAAGAAGGCGTATGACGCAATTTATGGGTTGAAGAACCGCGACCGCATCCGAAGTCGAACAATCAAATATTACGAGCGAACGCGGGACGCTCGATCTAGAGCGGCTGCACTATGGGCGCAGCGAAACCGTGAGAAGCGGCGAACAATTTCTGCTGCCTATAACGCTCGGAGGCGCGCAAAAGAAGCTGAGGGAGATTCGACCGCCGTGATACATGCTTGGAAGATGTCTGCGCCAAAGAGGTGCTATTGGTGCGGCGTCCGGTGTCCTCGAGATTATCATGTTGATCACTACATTCCGCTCTCGAAGGGCGGTCGGCACGAAGTGAGCAATCTTGTTATTGCCTGCCGCAGATGCAATCTCAGGAAAAGCGCAAAGGACCCTTATAAGTTCGCTGCCAGTGTTGGGCGCTTGTTCTGACTGCTATACTGTTTAAATGTACAGCATCGTCAAACGACTTCGACAGCGCGGACGGCGCCTGGCAGACCGCGAGATATCCGCCAGCACCGGCGTGCGCGGGGAGCTCTCTGTCGCGATCGTCGGCCACCAGACCGAGGCAAAGCTGTACGATCCGAACGACCAGCAGCGTCGCCCGCTCATCCCGGAACTGCACGGCGCCCAACTGATCACGATGACACCGACGGGCATGTTGTTTTACGGCACGGAGCAAGGCCAGGATGGTGCGGAGTACGTGCAGGAATGGTCGGTGAGGATCATCGCGGATTCGACGGCGTAACTCGTATTCCTAGCGTCTCATCTGTGTAGGCATTTTTGATGGTATCTCAAATTTTCCTTCATATACGGCCTTTAAATCCAAGGTGTTCGAATCCCACCGCCTCCGCCAGAACATCATCCCGGTACGTTTAGGG